AGCTCCATAAAGGCCACCTAGCACTTATAGAGGAGGCAAAAAAAATATCTGGTTTTGTTCTAATATTAATAGGAGTTACTTCTGCCACAGGTACAGATTTAAACCCTATTAGTTTCGAGGCTAGAAAGAGACTTTTCTAATGCAAAATGTAAATCGTGATACTTGTAAATTCGCAATCAAAGCCTCAGCTATTAAGGTAAATGGAGAGTGGAGGGACGTTTATAAAGATCCTATCACTGATCCTGGAAAAAAATCACTAAGAGGAAGACAAATAATATAAAATTAAAATAAATAAATTATGAAAATACTGTCCTTATTCGATGGAATTTCTGGGGCAAGGCAAGCTCCAAAAGAGTTAGGTATTAACTGTGAATATTTTAGTAGCGAGATTAACAAATATGCAATCCAAGTTTCTAAAGTTAATCATCCAGATATTACGCAAATTGGAGATGTAAAAGGATTGTGCGTTGAGGACGGTTACTTATTCTATAATCAGAATAGCGACCCAATGAAAAATGGCGGAAGTGTAAAAGCTGATTTTGATCTTTTAATTATTCACTATTCTGAGGATAGGGAACTACTACTCCCTGAGCTTTTTAGAATTTTAAGAGAGATTAAGCCTAGATATATCCTCTTAGAGAGAATGGATTTATTAAGTGAAAAGCATCGTAACTTAGTAGAGCATAAAATACTACATGACTATTATCTTTCCAATATTGGGATCGCTGCAGGCAGTCGTAAAAGGCTTTGGCTCGGACATCATAAGAAAATTCCATACGAAAAAACTAATTTTTTAGATACTAAGATTATCAACCACACGATTAATATCATGAGAATAAACTCCGAACCTCTCTATTAAGAAAAACAAGCAAAGAAATTGGAGTTATTCTTTACAATGCAGGCCATGAATCATACGAAATTAATAAAGGAGATAAGATAGCTCAAATGCTAATAAGAGAATTACAACCGAGTAGCCTTGAGGAGGTCAAGGAGTTTAGTGGTGGCTTTGGCTCAACTGGAAAATAATAGAAAATGATAGTAAATAATAATCGTTGTGAATCATGCGACCAAATAATGTTAAGTACTCCACTATTCATTAAAAACAAAAAAGGTTATTGTTCTAAAACTTGCCTTGATGAACCTTTGGTGGTAGATAATATAAATCCCAAGCATTACAAGATTGGAGGTATTGAAACTTTCGATTTTATTGAAGCTAAGTTATCAGAGGAGCAATTAAGCGGCTTCTGTAAAGGACTTATATTCAAATATCTAGCAAGATCAGATCATAAAGGTAAATTAGAGGATTTAAAAAAAGCTAAATGGTATTTAGATAAATTAATCAACAAATTAGATAAATCAAATGTCTAACAAGTCATCAAGAACAAGGATTGAACAAGCCCTACCTTTTATATATCTATATTTGTTGATTAAAGGTGAAGCAATAACCAATATGGAGTCAGAAATAAAAGGCATAGAAGATGAAATCGAAAAGATATTAGATGAAAAAGATAGTAAATTAAGAGGGAAATTAGATAATAGAATTGCCAAATTAAATAATGATAGTGGTATATTTAACTTAATTAAGTCAAATATTAGTGGTCATAAGTTTATATTGATGCTTTATTATCTAACAATCGAAATAGACATCAATTCTCAAACTATTTTATCCTGTTCGTTAGAGGTAATAATGAACAAATTTTTAGTGGTAGAAGGAGAATGTGAAAAGCCAGATGATGAGGTCTTCAAAATAAGATCCTCAGCAGAAAAACAAGCAAAGAAATTATTTATCACACTTAAAACATTAGGATACTATAATACTTTATAAATATAACCTTGACAACTATGTCAATACATATATATAGCATATTTTTAATATATTTAAAATACAATTATGAACACAAAACAAGAACATAAACTTTGCCCTAGTTGCAGAACCATAGAGCCAGCAACAAAAGTTGTGCCAAATAATCCCCTACATTTCGTTTTATCGTTACTAACTGCTGGATTGTGGTTATTAGTATGGGCTATCCTTTTATTCATGTCTTATTCAGATAAGTATGAATGTGAGAAATGCGGAAAAACTCTAAGAAAATACTAAATGAGATTAAGTATTTTAAATATATTAAAAATATACAATATAAAAGAATCAGAAATTGCTGATGATAAAATGGGAAGAACTAACTGGTACAGCGAGCCACGTACTAGAGAAGCTAGAGATAAGAAATTAAATAAAATAAGACAATTTTGTGAAAAAAAACTTATAGAAGCAGATAATGATAAAGCAAAATGGGAAGAAATAATAAAAAAAACACATGAAATATAAAATAACATTATTATTGGCAATTCTTCTATATTCTAATTCTAGCTTCGCATCTTACGATAGGCGGAGTTGGCATCACTGGAAAAAGTCTAATGTAAAGGTTGATATTAGGCAGGAGCTATTAATAAGAAATGGAAAAAATGTTGTCGTAGAGCTTAAAGGAAATATATTAAGAGCAAAAAGTGGTGAGTGGGTCGGCTCTTATAGTAACGAAATATTAACTATGCCAAAAAATATCCATATAGATCATGTTGTTTCTTTGAGGGAAGCCGATCTTAGCGGAGCAATGGATTGGGGCAGGACTCGTAAAAAAGAGTTTGCAAATGATAAAGAAAATCTAATGATAACCTTCTCAGAAGAGAATATTAAGAAAAGTGCTAAGAATATTAGCTACTATATACCAGTGCATGGTAGGTGTGAGTTTATAAAAAGATATAAAAATATAAAGAAGAAATATTTTCTTTCTTATACAGGGGTAGAATGGATAGTTCTTAAAACAGAATTAAAAAAATGCGATAAAAATGGGACAAATAACTGAAGAATTAATGGAGAAATCTACTAGCTTTGAGTTGATTAAGGACAACAAACTAAAGCTTAGTAATGGAACTATATTAACATATAAAGATAGAAGTGATATGATAGACGATGTAATAAAATTTAATGCTTATATGTTTCAGAGAAATTTAAGGACAAACAATTTTACTAAATGAGTAAATTAATAAATGGACTAGAAATAGCTGATAGAATAAGAGCAGAAGATAAAGAAAGAGGTGAGCAAAAGAAGCTTAAAGATTTAAATATTGATAATTATTGCGTAGGAAAAAGGGAGGTAGTAACCGTTAAGGATTTAGCTGAAAGATTAACTACAGTGATGATGAGTATGCCTCATGATATTATTTTTACTGCATTTCTAGTGGAAATATTCAAAACTATGCAACTTGTTGGTGTAAAGATAGATGTTATTAGGGAATGCTTAGAATTTTCTGTTGATAAATCTGTTCAATTCAGACTTGCTAATACTTACAAAGTTAATGAAATATTAAATCCTAATGCTAACAAAGAAATCAAAGAAGCGGCAAGAAAAACTAGGGAGCTGAAAAAAATATCTGGTTCTGTAAAAAAGACTATTAATCACATACTCACTCTAAAAAATCCCAATGTAACAAAAAGAAGAGAAATATCGGAAAAGTACGGAGTACCAGAAGAGCATTCAACAGTTATTATGGAATTAACCGATAAAATGATGAAGTTAGCGTCAGATACAGAATTAGACCCAAGTAATGCAATAAAAGCCTTTGGAGTAGTCACTAACTTAGTAAAAGAAGATCCTGGTATAGTCAACAATACTCAAAATGTAATAAATCTTGGAGGAGTATCTGAGGAGGGAATAAGTGCATTAGAGGCTTTAAAAATTAAAAAAGTTAAAAGTGAATAATTTACCAGAAGGAGTAGATGAAAAAACTTTAGAATTGTTACATGACTTGATACATGAATCGACAATAGATAATGAGATTATTGAGGATATATTTAGGGACGAATACATTTCGACACTTAGATTTTTATTATTACATGACTTTAAGGCATTTGTAAGAATATTCTTCTTTATAAAAACAAAAAAGCATTTTATTTTTAAGGATTTTCACGATGATATTGTAGATTCTTTTCAAGATTTGGTGTTTGGGAGAGCTGAGAAGCCATACTTAATGATAAATATACCACCTAGGTTTGGAAAGACTGAGTTAGCTTCTTTTTTTTGTGCTTGGGGCTTTGCTATTTCGCCTAGTTCTGAATTTATATATACCTCTTATTCTGACGATCTTGTTCTGGCTGTTTCTGCCTCAATAAGAGATGCAGTTATAAAAACATTACATTTCAATAGATTATTTAACGTAAATATTATTCCTTCTCAAGATTCTAAAAAGCAATGGGTAACTAGAGAAAGAGGTAATTTTTATGCAGTAACTATTGGTGGTGCTGTGACTGGAATGGGAGCAGGGTCAATGGAGGATAAATTTGATGGAGCATTAGTAATTGATGACAGCATAAAACTGCAAGATGCAACAAGCAAAGTAGCTAGAGATAAGGTAATAGAAAATTTTAAAACTACTTTATCAAATAGACTTAATGACGATGATGTGTCTAATAAATTTACTACTCCTATCGTAATTGTAGCCCAGCTTACTCATGCGGAGGATTTTTGTTGTTGGTTTGAGGAGAATTATAAAGATACAGTAAAGATAATAAGAGTTAAAGCCCTTAATGATGATAATATTTCTATCTGGCAAAAAAAGAAAAGTTCAGCTTCTTTATTAAGAATGAAAGAAATTGATAGTTATAATTTTTATACTCAATTTCAACAAACACCACAAATAAAAGGTGGAAACATAGTTAAGGAAGATTGGATTTGCCACTATGAAAACCTCCCAGATGATATTACCGATATTTATTTGTCCGCTGATCTAGCTATAAAAGCTAAAGAGACTAATGATTATACAGTTATAACTGTATGGGGAGTTCATAAATTTAATAGAGGAAAAGTTAGAACTAGGCATTACTATTTACTAGATATGTATCGTGAAAAAAAAAAGTTTCCTATTATTATAAAAGCAACAGAAGATTTAGTAAAAAAATATAAGCCTAAAAAATTAATAATAGAGGATAAGGCTAACGGCAGTGCTTTAACTGATATGATAGAGAATAAAATAGGAAGAAAAATGATAGTACCAATCCTTCCTAAAAAAGATAAGGAGTATAGGTTGGAATCATGTGCTGACTACTTTTATGATAGTAAAGTTTTTTTTGATAAAAAAGCAAACTACACAAAAGATGTGGTTCATGAATTAACAAATTTTCCTGGCGGAGTGAAGAATGATGATATAGTTGATTCAATATCTCAGTTCTTAAACTATATGAGTACGGTTAAAGATTATTGTATTGCAGTTTCTGATGTTGACATTTAAACTATTAGCAAGCAATATATAATATATATCAAATATATAAATCATAATGGGATTTTTTAAAAGACCAAAAAAAGAAACAAAGAAGAATTTTGCAGGAGATTCATCAAGTATTAATGCTTATGACTTCTTCAATGATTTGGTATGCAAAGCGGACAAACTAAAAACTCCTACAACTAATAGGTTAATGGAGTTTTACGAAACAGTCGCTCCATTACAAACAGCTACGGACAAACTAGTTGATGCTTTTTTAGATATTGAGCCAATCGTAAAAGATAAAAACAAAAAGGAATTTCCAGAACATGGATTATTAAAAGATTTAGAGCGTCCAAATAAATACCAAAAAAGCAGAAGAGAATTTTTTCGTGATTCATTAATTAGCTACATAGTTACAGGAGATACTTATGCGATTGTTGAAAAAAGATTAACAGGGCAAGGATTTATTAATATTCAAGTTATACCAACTTCATTAATAACTGTTGAGTCCTCAATGGGAGAAATAACCCTTACATACACAGGAGATATAGATAAAATATTTAAAATGACTAATGGCTACTTCACTAATAAAGCCAATCCAAACCAACTTATCATCAATTATAAAAGACCCATACCAAAGGCTGGTAGCTTTTTTCAAGGATTCGGTATGTATAATTCGTGTGCAGTCAAGATAGAGACATACTTATTAACCACTCTGTTTAATTACGCATTTGTTGATAACGGAGCTAGACCTTCAATGCTAATAACCCCCCAAGAGCCTTTAACATTAGAAGAGCATGACATATTAAAGAAAAGCTTAACGAAACAAATATCAGGTGCAAAAAACGCAGGAAAGACCATAGTTCCATCTGTTCCTGTTGAAATAAAGATGCTTACAACAGCTATGAAAGATATGGATTTCGAGAGATTGGAAAAAACTTGCACAATGGCTATTTATAATTCAGCAGGAATACCGCAAGCTTTAATAAACCCAGATGCAGCTAATTTTGGCAACTATGAGGCTGGAATTAAAGCATTATATGGAAGAGTCCAACAAATAAGTCAGAACTTCTTTGATTTTCTTACTAGTGAGTTAATGCCTTTATATAAAGATTCTTTGGATAAAAAAGTATCTTATAATGTAAGTAGTATCGTAGCCTTAATGGGGGATACTATTGATATGGCGAGAAGGACAATGGACACAGGATCTGTAACCGCTACTGAAATTAGAGAAATAATGGGAAGAGGACCAATTCCTAAAGGTGAAGAGTTATTATCGTCTGTTCAAGTAAAAGATACTAAGACTAAAAATAAAAATAGTTGACTTTAATAAAACAATCTATTTATATATATAAATAATATTTAAAATATAATTTATGCAAGAGAAATTTACAAAGAGTTTTTCCATAGAAAAAACCGAACAATCAGAAAATGGTGATTACGTTTTCTCTGGTTGGGCTTATAAATATGGAGAGGATAAGGACGGTATAATATTAAAAAAAGGCGGGATAACTTTTGCCGATACTATTGATATTTATTTAGATCATAATAATTGGGGTCTTTCTATTGGAAAAGTATTAGAAAAAACAGATAGCGATGAGGGTATTTATGTTAAAATATCTTTATATAAAGAATCCTTAGAGCAAGGACTTTTAAAAAGAAATATTAAAGAAGGAAATCTAACATCTCTATCTGTCGGTGGAAGAATGCTAGAAAAGACTATTGATAAAGATGGTATAGTTACTGTTACAAAAGCAACTCTTAATGAAATATCTATTGTATATGCAGGAGCAAATGCGGGAGCTAAGATTGTTGAAAAAACATTAAGCAATACTAAGGTTGATGACATAAGGGATGTTGAAGATGTTTTTAAAAGTATCGGGCTTTCTGGTAACCTAACAAAGAAACTGATATCTGTTATAAAATCTTCTATTCGTGATGATATAGGAGAAGAAAAGCGTGAAGCTTTGAAAGTACAACAGGAGGAGGCTGTGATTAAAACAATAGATCAAATCATATTAAATAAAACTATAACTAAATAAAAATGACAATAGAATTAATTACAAAAAAAGTTGAGGAGTTAGCTAAATCAATAAATGCTAATGACCTTATCATTGCAGAAAAAAATACTGCAATCGAAAAAAGTATCAGTGATATAAAAGTTATTGACGAAGAATCTTTAAAGAAAGGAATTGAAGACTCTGTTCAAACGAAATTAGATGATTTGCAAATCAGTCTTTCGGGGCAAATTGAATCTTTAGCTATCACTAAAAAAGAAGAAAAAGAAGAAGGTCTAGATATGGAGGCTTTTACTAAGAGTATATTTGGTCATTTAAGCGGTCATTCTTCTGAGGTTCTACAAGATAGTCTTGAAAAATCTGGTGTAAGCAGAACTTTAGCTGGGGATAATGCTGTCGAAACTCCTAAGCCATATTTGGGAAAAATCTCTAAAGAGATAGCTGATTATAGCCCTATTGCTGGTTTAGTTGAATCAGTAAACACTGGTAAATCTATAGAGTATGAAGCTCCAGTAATGCTGTTCAATTCTGTTAAAGATTATGCAAGCACAGAAAAAGGATTTGGTGCTAACTTTACTTATAATATTGGGTTAAAAAAGGAAAAAGCAAAGCATTATCGCGCTGAATCTAGTATCACTCAAGAGCAATTAGATTTTAGCCCTATGAGACTATGGAGTATGTCAAAAGAGCAATTATTTAGCTCTATTGCTAGACAGACTGCTTCTGATATTCTTGGAATTAAGATTACAAACATCAATCCTAATAACGGTAAATTTACCGTTGAACCAGTTTTGACTGTGGTATCTGAAAATAAAGTAGCAGGAATTTTGCCTAATTTACTAAAAAGCGCCCCTTCTAATGTTATTGAATCTGCTGCTTCTGGTATCTTCTCTATCAATGATTTCTTTGGATTAAAAGAAGATTTTGATGATGAGTCTGGAAAAGGTGCGGTTGCACTTATGAATAAAGCTGCTTATTATAAGTTACTTTTATCTAAAGGAACTTCTAATGACCATTTTATCATGCCAATAGGTGATCTTAAAAGCGGAGTTGCTATGACTTTAGACGGAACTGTTATCATTGCTAGTCAATATATTCCTGCTGAATATCCTGTGTTTATTGCCAGCTGGAAAGAAGCTTATGTAAGATGGGAAACTCATGTAAAAAATAGGTTCTTAATGGATCATATTGCTAATGTTAAGTCTGATAATTCAGAATCTAACAATGCTACCAAAAGACTAATGTTTGATACTTATGCTGGTGGAATGATAAAATCTCCAAAAGCTATAAGAATCGCTAAGTTAAAAGTATAATTAATAATTAAAATAAAAATAAAATGTTAGGAAATATATCTGAATTATATGAGAACAAAATAGCCGTTGGTCAAAACGCATTTACTGCGAATGCAACAGTGGCTGGTTCTGATATTAGTTACGCAGGAGAGTATCTAGGTATCTCTGCTACTCTTTTTGTTTCTGCTTTTACTACTGGTAAAGCTAAATTAAAATTAGAGGTTACTGATTCTGCTGGTGTTTTGGCTGAGGTTACAAGTTTTGTATCACCAGAACTTACTGCTATCGGATCAGTTAACGTGAACTTATCTGATTATGATGAAGTTCAAGCTGGTTGGAAAATTAGACTTTCTATAATTGGCTCTGATACTGCCGCGCTTACAGCTTCCGCTATATTGACTGGTTCAGTAAAAAAAATTGACGCTTCTTAGTTAATTAATATCCCCCTAAGTAAAACTAGGGGGAGTATAAATCTTTTTATATGAAAATATCTCAAAAACTAGAAAGTTACGCTAAAGCAAAAGTCATTAAAGATGCTGAATTTTGGTCTTTATGGAAAATGGGTGCTATAAAAATTGTAAAAGACCTTGGTACAGAAGCTAAAATAAAAATACCAAAAGACATAATTGATTGCTCTGGTGATAAATTATCTTTATTATTAGAAAAAGGTTATCTTGAGAAGATTCCGTCAATTAATATTGATTCAGAGCTAGAAGAAAAAGAGTTGGAAAGATTAATTGCTGAAGAAGCTTTAGAATTAAAACTAAAAGAAGAAG